CGCAATGAAAAATTTTACTTCTGGAAACGCTGCAGCAACTGACCATTGGGGAGCAACAGGATGTGCTGCTATGATGGACGCTTTATCTGCCGCAACAGTAGCAAGTATGTTTAAGTCTGGAAATGTTCTTGGAATGAAATATGGAAGTGGTGCTAACCAGGTATTAGACGAGGCAATCAGTGGTGAAAATTGGGTGAAAACAGGGTTAGGTGCAATAAAATCTGGTGCTGCTGTTGACGAAACTGGGACTAACCAATTCGGGAAAGATTATTACTATCAATATATAAAGAATGAACTCTGTTTGCGGTCTTGCGGCAGCTGGAATCACTCTACGCCTGCAGGGGTTTGGTATCTTGTTTGGTTTGACTTTCGGACGAACTCTCACTTTGCTGTCTCGGGTCGCTTTGCCTGCTACCCTGCGTAATTGTGTGAGGTGAGTGATAACGAACGATGAAAATAGCAAAAGGTGAGGTGGTGTTTTATAGGAAATATATCGAGCTTGTAAAATTGCTGAATATATATCTGAATCATTTTCCAAAGTTTGAAAAGTATGCTCTGGCAAACAGAATGAGAAATACAGCATACGAAATATACGATTTAATTGTAGAAGGTGAAAAAAGATATTACAAAAAAACAGCATTAACGAAATTAGACATAACACACGAGCAGTTAAGAATGCAATTATTTCTTGCTTACGAATTAGGATATTTCAGATTTAAAGACGGCAAGGAAGAGGACAAAGACCCTACAATATTAGAAGGACATAGATATTCAGCAATCAGTTTATTAGTAGATGAACTTGGTAAGATGATAGGTGCTTGGATGAAAAAGATAGATGGGTAATATATTAAAATGTTTGCAATCTTGCGGCAACTGGAATAACTCTACGAATGCAGGAGTTTGGAATATTAATTGGAATAACTATCGGACGAACTCTAACGATAATGTCTCGGGTCGCTTTGACTACAATTTCACCTCAAAACCCTTAAAGGGTACAGTGGAATTGCAGGGATATATTATCCAGCCTTAGGCGAAATATTAAAGTATCTTCTTTTTAGTAGGAGAAGACCGAAAATCAGGAGTTATATATGAAAAGAATCGGAAAATTATTTGAAAAAGCATTCAGCAGAGAAAATCTATATGAAGCATATCTTGATGCCAGAAAAGGCAAACGCAAAAAATGTGCTTGCTTTTTATTTGAGAAAAATCTCGGAGCAAATTTAGAAGAACTATACCAAAACATACATAGTAACAGTTATGAACCAGAACCTTATTTTAAGTTTTATGTTTACGAACCTAAAAAGAGGATTATATATGCTCCTGCCTTTAAAGACATTGTAGTACAGCATGCTATTTATAGAATAATACGCCCTATATTCGATAAGACTTTTATAAACACGTCTTTTGGTTGCAGGAAGGGATACGGAACGCATAGAGCAAGTAGGTATGCTCAAAAGGCACTCAGGCAATACGATAAAGAACTTTATACTCTAAAACTTGATATAAGAAAATATTTTTATTCAATCAATAGGGGAATATTAAGAAAATTAATTGAGAGAAAAATAAAGGATAAAAAATTTGTGGATATATTGATGACATTTGCAATCTATGAAGACCCGATAGGGATACCAATAGGGAATTTACTTAGCCAAATTTATGCCCTGATATATATGAATCCACTTGACCATTATGTTAAGAGGATACTAAAAGTTAAATATTACGTTAGATATGTTGATGATTTTATTCTGTTTGGCTTAACAAGGGATAAGTGTTTTGAATATAAATATTTAATAATTATTTATCTAAAAGATAATTTGCATCTTATTCTATCGAAATTCACTATACAAAAGATAAAAAAAGGAGTTAACTTCGTAGGATACAGAACCTGGCAAAGTTATAAATTAATAAGAAAATATAGTTTATGTAATTTTAAGAGAAGTGTTAAGAATGGAAAATTACAATCTATTATATCGCTTTTGGGACACGCTAAAGATACTTTATCTTTAAAGCATATGTTAAAGATTATAAAGGAGATGAATAAATATGCCAAAAATATACAAATACCGAAAAGTTACCTCAAAATATACAACCTATACAGCCATTGATAATGGAGAAGAGGATAAGAAGATTACTGAGCTTTGTACTATCAATGGTGATACTTATATATCCGTTCCTGATGATTTAGTTTTACCTGGACAACCTAAACAAATATCTTTAACTCCTGTAATTACGACAGACGAACTAAAAGGACAGATAGAAAAGGTATCTCCACATATACAACTAATAAAAAAACGTGTAAGGGAAAAGATAATGGAGAAATATTCTATCGAAGATGAACTAAAGATTATACGGAATAAGATTAATGGTGTAGATGTAGAAAAGTATACAGAATATAACGCTTATGTTGAGAGTTGTGTTGTAGAAGGGAAAGTTAAAAAAGCAGAGCTAATTACAGAGAAGGTAGTAGAGCCGATTAAGGAGGAGATAATATAACAATAATTTGTAGATTCGATAAAGTGGGAGCGGGATTCGATGTAGGGGTATTTGATTATATATTTCTGCAGGCCACGCTCGGAATCATAAGTACCGAAACAGCTTTAAGAATTATAGAAAATATGACAGGTTTAGATATTACCAGGAATCAGAGCAACCTGGGAATAATAGAAAACCAGACAGAACCGGGGATTATAAGAAATAATACCATTTTGAATATTATAAGATAAGGAGAGAATAAAATGACAGAAAAGTATTTGATTAGGGATACAATAAGATTTACTGCTTCTATTGTCAATCTTGATGGAGAAGTGGATATTCCAGATGTAGTCACCGTTACAGTTTATCAACGAGATGGCACAAAAATATTAGATAAGGCAAATGCAATAGCATCTGATGTTTTAGGTGAATATTATTATGATTGGAAAATTGATGGGACAGAAGAAACACCATTGGTTAAGGCTTGCGATCTTATTGTGGTTTGGGATTTTGCTGAACAGAAAAAAAGAATGGAATTTCTTGTGATTCCAGAAGTATAATTTGATAAAGAAGTCTTTATATGGTATAATTATTGAAGAAAAAAGCAAACAGAATTAATGGTCTATTTTTATTTTAAATATATAGACAGGGAAAAGAGAATAATTTCTAAACAAAATTAGACCTTTGTTTAGCTGTTTGCTACTCTTTTCCCTGTTTTTTTTATAGGGGTAAACTTATGGCTGATAGAAGAAAATATTTTAAGGAATATAAAATAAATAATAAAGAAAGAATAATTGAATCTAATAAACAATATAGAAAAAATAATAAAGAAAAATGTTTAAATGCTAATAAAAAATGGTGGAGTAATAACCCGAACTATATGAAAAAATGGAGAAAGCTTAACATTGATTATAATAGTAAATATTATGAAGTACATAAAGAGGACATTAAAGAACGGCATAGAAAATATTATAAAGTTCATTGTGAAGAAATAATGAAATATCGTAACAAATATGAAAAGGTTAAACGTAAAACAGATATGAAATATAATCTAAATAATAGAATACGTATATTAATATGGAAATCATTAAAAGGTAATAAAAATGGTAAGCATTGGGAAAATCTTGTAGGGTACAAATTAGATGATTTAATCAAACATTTAAAAACAACGATGCCAGAAGGCTATACCTGGGAGGATTATTTAAAAGGTAGACTTCATATAGACCATAAAATCCCTGTTACTGCTTTTAACTTTACAAGACCAGAACATATCGATTTTAAAAGATGTTGGGGTTTAAAAAACCTTCAGTTGCTACCAGTAAAAGAGAATTTAGTTAAACATAATAAATTATCTAAACCATTCCAACCTGCATTAAAACTGGGTTTTTAATAAAAGATATACAAACCAGCGGAGCTTTTCTTTTTCTTTTGTTAGTGTTTTTCTTTTTCTTTTATTATTTTTTTTGTTTTTCTTTTTCTTTTTCTTTGTCGATAACCTATCCTTCCAGAAACATAGCCTATATATAGGGTATCGAAAAGGGCATATCATAATGGATATAGCCCTTTTTTTATTAAATAAATAAAAAAATATAAAAAAAAAGTGATTTATTTTAACATTTCTTATAAATATATTTGACAAAAAGGTAAAAAGGGTATATTATGTAATTAGGATAAGGAAGGAAGGAGAAAAGGAATGAGAGAATTTAAAGAAAACCTCAACAAAAACCATGGTAGGAAGCTCTTGAATTTTAGCTACAATGGCCGGGATTTTGAGATAAGAACTACCGACCACACCTACGATCACCTGGAAAGAAAATATGACATGAATGTAGTCTGCGGAGATATAGTAGCCCTGGGGAAAGAAAGACTTTATAGATATGCAGACCAGGGAGACGATGTTGCAATCATAGACAAAGATCACGACTTAACCGTTATTATCACTTTTGAAGGAAAAGATTTAGGAGCGAATCAAATCAGGATCAGAACAGTCATTGATAAAAGCGATGTTTGGGTAAAAAGCGGAACCAGGATTTTTGAATTAAAAAATTATAGAGGAGGATTTTTGGAATGAAAATTGATCCGAATATAACACAACCAGATTATACGACCATAAAAGGAAAATCACTTTGGATAGATACAGAACATTATGATGATTACTCTTCTGCTTGCAACTGCAAAATGTTAATCGGAGCAGATGGTAAATTTTGGGGATATTCAGATGATGGGAGATTAATTAATCGAGATTATGGACATGGGATATTAAAATAAAGGAAGGGGATGAAGGAGAAAAGAAATGTCAAAAACAGAGCTAAAAAAACTTGAGGCCTACACCAGGCACTTATTCATTTACAGACAGAAGGACAGGAAGCCAAAGGGAAATAAATCAAAGAAGGAAGGAGGAGCCCATGGAACTAAAAATATCCACATTTAAAATTAAAATATCAAAACATGAAAAGGAAGTGGTTATGTTTACCGGAGGATTTGCATCACATACGGATTACAGAGTAGTAGAAGGAGCGATCATGAGACGGCCGACCAGCTATGAATACCAGAAGATTTATAAGAAATTAAGAAACAGGCAGGGAAACCCTCTTATATAAAAAAGGAAGGAGGAGAATATGAGAATAGGGAAGGAAGGATACGATGTACCGGAATTTAATCAGGAAAAAGAAGACCAGGTAAAACTACAGGACGAGGTAGAAAAGGATTGGCTGGAATGCGATAACAAAGAAGAGATCCTGGAAGATTACTACCCGGACAGAATCGGCATAGATGATATAGATGAAATGTATAACGGATTATCATGGGAGCAGAAACTTGAAATATATCTGGACCGGAATCCAGAGAAGAACATGGACCCGGATGATTATCCGTATTAGGATAAAACAAAATATAAAATAAAGGAGTAAATAGAATGAAAATTATTAATTTAAAATCACAGAACTTCAAAGGAATCGTAGCGATAGATATTACCCCCAAGAGTAATACAGTAGTTATCTCCGGGAAGAACGGAGCAGGAAAAACGTCAGCCATGGACAGCATATGGTATACCTTATGTTGGAAAGCAGGGTCAAAAGGTACGCCAATGCCGATACGGAAAGGAGAAAAGTTTGCCGAAGTTACTTTAACATTATGTGAGGATTTAACGGAGGAGCAGATAAAGCAAGGGGTAAAGCCAAAACCATTATTTATCGTGAACAGGAAGTGGACCTCAAACGATAATACATATCTAAAGGTTACCAATGCGGAGGGTTTTGTACCACCTTTACCACCACAAAAATTGCTGGATGAGTTTATCGGATACTTAAGTTTTGACCCTGGGGAATTCTTAAGGATGAGCGGGAAAGAACAGAAGGAATTACTCATTAAAATAACCGGGTACGACTACACCAGCATGGAGAATAAGATAAATGATTTAAGAGAAAAGAGAAGGAAACAAGGCCAGGAAGTGAAATTATTATCCGGAGCCAGAGAAGAGATAACCATCCCGGATCTGCCAGAGCAGTTAATAGATACTTCAAAATTATCTGACAAATACGACCAGGCAATAACCATTAATAATCAGATTACAATTGAAGAGGGAAAAGCAAAGGATTCAAAAAGATTTATAGATGAAGCAAAAGAAGAAATAAAGCGATTAGAGGAAGATATTAAAAAAAGAGAAGAAGCTCTTAAGACAAGCGAATTATGGTTATTAAGCAATAAAGCAACCGATACCGAAAGTATAAAAACAGAGATAAATAATGCTTATACTATTAACGACCAGATTAAAGCCAGGGAGAGAAACAGAGCAGCGGACCAGAAACAGAAAGAATCACAGGAAGTCTATGATAAGTTTACCGAAGAGATAGATAAAAATGTGCTTGAGATGGGAGCAGCATTGCTGGCATCCTGGAGCAAGATCCCGGACCAGAAATTAAGCCTGACAGAAGATGGGATAGCTTATGAAGGTATACCATTCTCCCAGATAGCATATTCAGAACAGCTAAAGGTAGCGATAGGAATTGCCATGGCCTTGAATCCAAAATTGAGAGTAATATTTATATCAGATTATTCTCTCCTGGATAGCGAAAGCAAAGAGGCCGTTAAGAAAATGTCTGATAAGGAAGGATACCAGGTATGGGCTGAATCAGTAGACACCGGGGAATTTGGATTCCTTATTGAGGATGGGAAAGTGAAAGAGGAAATATTGGAGCACAAACAAGAGGGATATCCGAGAGATTAAAAGAGGCCGGGGAAACCTGGCCTGGTGAAAATACATTTGACAAATTGACAAAAAGGGTATAGTATTGTTAATAGAATAGGAAGGAGGAGGATAACGGAATGAGAACAGTAAAGAAAACATGGTTCACACATAATATCCCACACCAGGAAAGAATAAGCTACAAAGAAGCCTTAAGTGAATTAGTATTAATCTTCAGTAAATATTCCAGAAAAATCATAGACCAGAAATTAAGCCAGGGAGTAAAGCTGGGTAACGGAAGGGGAATGTTATACCAGGTATTAGTCATAACCAAGAAAGGAGGGAAAAAACAATGTTAGAAAAAAAGGATTACTGGAAAGACAGAAAGACGGTACGCATAGGGAAGAAACTACATACAAAATTAAAAATAATGGCATCCCAGAAGAACATGAAAATGGAAGCGTTGATAGAAGAATTAATTAATAAATCATTGGAAGAAAAAGGAGAGAAGAAAGATGGCAGTAACTGAAGCTTATAAAAAATTAGTATATACCGAAGGGCTATCTAAACTTGAATGGTTAAATTGGAGACAAAAAGGGATAGGCGGATCAGATATAGCCTCCGTCTGCGGAATCAACCCATGGAAATCATCCCTGGCACTTTACTACGAGAAAACACAGCAGATTAAAGAGGATGGCCAGGAAAACCTTCCAGCGGAATTGGGAACTTATCTTGAACCATTTATGAAAAGAAAATTTGAAAAGTGGTTTAATGAAAATGAAGGAACAGTTATAGAGGCAATATCTATGCCATGGCTATTGCAAAGTTTAGAGAACCCAATAATGCTTGCGAATATAGATGGCTGGAGTAACCATCCCACAATAAAGGTAAATATTGTAATAGAATACAAAACTACTTCAGAGCGAAATTACAAAGAATGGCAAGAAGACAACCTACCCGATTATTACTATTTACAAGCTCAACATTATTTATATGTTACCGGAGCGCATTTGTGTTATTTACCATTTTTAATTGGGAATAGAAAATTTGATGTAAAGATAATACAAAGGAACGAAGAGGTTATAAAGCAGATAGTAGAAAAGGCAAATTACTTCTGGAATAATTTTGTAATACCTAAAATACCACCAGCACCGGATGGAACAGAATCATCTGGAGAAGTATTATCAATGCTATACCCGAAAGAAGAAGAAGGTAAGATTATAACATTAGAAGGAGAAGAATATCTTAAAGCTATAAATGATTTAGAAGAATTAAAACTAAAGAAAAAGGAAGCTGAACTGAATATAGATAGAATCAACCAAATATTTAAAGCAAAAATGGGAACTGCTGAAATTGCGATATGTGGTAGTAAAAAAATAACCTGGAAAGAACAGGAAAGAAAGGAGTATATAGTAAGGGCAAGTAAATCAAGAGTATTTAGAATTTCAAATTATAAAGGAGGAAATGGGAATGACTAATACAAAGGGAACGCAAGTTTTGGAAAAGTTAAATGGAGTAAAGAAACAAGAAACATTAATGGAATGGGTACAGAAAATGAGACCACAATTAGAGAAAGCATTGCCAAAGCATATATCACCAGATAGGATATTAAGGATCGTAATAACCACGCTCCGAACAAATCCAAAATTGGGTAGTTGTGATAAAATGAGTTTTATAGCAGCGGTCATGCAGTCTGCCCAATTAGGGCTGGAACCGAATACACCATTAGGAGAAGCATATATAATACCTTACAATTCTAAAAAGGGAATGATGGCACAATTCCAAATAGGCTATAAAGGGATCATAACTTTATGCCAGAACACCGGGCAATATAGGAGCATTTATGCCCACGAGGTTTTTAAGAATGATAAATTCTTTTACCAATTAGGATTACATAAGGATTTAGTTCACGTTCCCACAGATGAACCCGAAGGAGAACCTATATATTTTTATGCAGTTTACCACCTTCTAAATGGCGGATATGATTTTGCGGTATGGAGTAAAAAGAAGGTAGAAAACCATAGAGATAAATACAGCAAATCGGCTGATTACGATTCATCATCTTGGAAAACATCACCTATACCTATGTCATTGAAAACCGTATTGAAAGCAGCCTTAAATTATGCACCAAAGAGCATAGAACTAACCAGGCAGCTATCCATGGATGAAACGGTCAAGAAGGAAATTGCTCCTGATATGTCAGAAGTACCAGCAGAGGAATTTGATATTACACCAATAGAAGAAAAACCTAAAGAGGCAGTCAACAAGAAGACAAGGGAAGTAACCCAGGAAGAATTAAATAAAGTAGAAGAAGCAGTTAATGAAAAATATGACCCATTAGAATCTGGTTCGGATTCCGGAGAGGGTAGTACTATAAATTAAAAATAAAATTATGCCTGCCTGACACGCCTTTCTTGGAGGCCAGGCCTACGTAGGCCGAAAGGATGATAGTCAGCTAAGAATAGCATGGCAACCGGTTATCAAGATAATCCCGGTTGAGTACTGATGGGTTGCTGGAGTGGGGTATACCAGCCAGGCAGGCATAAAATAAAAAAGGAAGGAGAAAAAAGAAAATGGAAAAGAAAGAAACAGAAGGGAAGGTAATTATACAGCAGGCAGTAGACCATAAAAAGTTATATATTTATCATAGATTGAGAGAAGCAAAAGAACTGATGGATGAGATTGATAAGGTAAACAGAATGACAGAAAAGGAATTTGAAGATTATGAGAATAGAATTGGAATAAATACATATTATATGGAGGAGAAATTATGAGAATTAAAAGATACGATACCATAACCAACAAAGAGAAGGAAGTAGTATTCGGGGAGGTTGTAAAGAGTTTTGAAGGGAAATTAAAAAACATTGAAATAACTTATAAATTATTAGGGAATAAGACTCTCAAAAATGGCAGATACGAATACCAAAAGAAGGTAAATTAATATGGCAGCAACATTTATTCAATACATTTTAGGAAGTATAGGAATGGTAATATTTTATTTAATATTTTCAAGATAGGAGGGAAGTATGGATAACCTGGAATATTTAGAGAAAAACAAGAGAAGAGATGAGGAATGGTTTAAGAATAATGGTTTTGAATTGGACCAGATGTTGAGCAATTTTAATTTTACTTATAGAAACATGAAAGCCATGGAAATTATAGCAGAGGAACTTTGTAGGTTAAAAAATATAATGCTCGATGTAGTGGAAAACGGAAGCCATACAATGCCGAGCATAAGAGTAAGAATACAATAAAATAAGAGGAGGAGAGATGACCACATTAGCAATCCAGACAGACGGTTCATGCATGCCGAATCCAGGGGAAATGGGGATCGGAATAGTTATATATGAAGATGGGAACGTAAAGGACACCATCAGCGAATACATAGGGGAAGGTACAAACAATATAGCGGAATACCAGGCTATGATAAGAGGCCTGGAGGAAATAAAGAAAAGAAAAAAACCAGGAGACAAAGTGATGGTATTCGTAGACAGCCTGTTAATATTAAGGCAAGCCAAAGGAAATTGGAAGGTAAAAAAAGAAGAGCTTAAACTATTTTGCGAAAGAGCGAAGGAACTAATAAAAGAAATAAAAGATATTGAAATAATATGGAATGGCCGGGAGGAGAATGGTATAGCAGACAGACTGGCAAAGGAAGCGATCGTATTAAAAAAAGGAAAATAGGAGGAAGGAATATGATACCATTAACCACAAAGGATAGAGATTTTAAAAAGTTTAAAGAAAAGAACCAAAAAGACATCAGGAGAACATACGCGATCCCGGAAGAGAGAACATTGACTTTATGTTTTCACTGCGGGAGGATAAGCTACGGATGGGGATATAGATGCAGGTACTGCATGAAGGACACCAGGGTAGATTTAAGCGAAGCATATTATAAGATAAAAGAATATGAAGGAGGGAATGAGGACTGATGGAAATATGGGAAAGCGAAAGAGACTATGGAGGGATCATGAGGAAACTTATTATTGTGATCGAGATAATAACCATTATATTATTAATCGCAGCAGCACCAGGGGAGCAAGCCAAAGGATTAAAAGAGATAAAAGGACAGCAGCAGATTACAATAAAGGGAACAAAGGGAGAAATTCCGGAAGAAGATTATTTTATAATGACCACAACAGCCTATACAAAACATCCTAAATGTATATCAAACAAATGGAATGATGGTTATACTGCAATGATGACACCAATAAGAGAAGGGGTTGTTGCTATTAATGTAGATTATATTAATGGAGAATGGAAGGTAAAATCCCCATTAAAATTAGGGGATAAAATATACATTGAGGGAATGGGATATTATTCAGTAGAAGACACCGGAAGATTCGCGGAATGTGACCAAAGGCAAGATATATGGACTCTTGATATATATGTAAATGATTATCAAAGTGCTTTAGAATACGGAAGGAAACTCAAGAAGGTTTATGTTTTAAATTAGGAGGAGAACCATGGCATACCAACCAAGGCAATATTAAAACTAAAGACCGGAAAACAATACCGGAAGTGGGAAAAGAAACAAAGGAAGGCAAAGAAGGATCGGAAAGGAGTGGAGCAAAAATGATGATGGAAACCACAATAAGAAACCGGGATGGAAAACATATAAGGACAGGATTTTATGACACCGAAGCAAAGGCCTGGATAGTAGAGAGGAATAAGAAAAAGCATTATATGAAAATGCTCCGGGGTTGGGGATTGGATAACTGGACGTTTGAAATGCTAAAAGACAAATACAAACTTGAGAGCGTTATACTAACCGAAACCAGCAGAGGGAAAGTTTATAAATGTAGCAGGGAAACAATCGACAAGAATAAGATTTTCAAAACGTTCCATCCACACCGAATACAGATATTTGTACCGATAGTATATTGGGAAATGATAGATGATGGGAAGGATAGTTAAAATATGATACCATTCCCGAATAAGAAATATCAGATAATCTATGCAGACTGTCCCTGGAGTTATAAAGTATGGTCAGAAGATAAAAAGGTAGCACAAGGGACAGCTAAAGCACATTACCAAACAATGAAGTTAGAAGATATATGTAATCTACCAATACAAAGTATAACAGGTGAGAATTGTAAATTATTCTTATGGGCTACTCCACCTTGCCTACAAGAAGCATTAGAAGTGATGGAAGCATGGGATTTTGAATATAAAACTATAGTTTTTTGTTGGGTAAAAACAAATCCTAAAAGCGGGACTCCATTTTTTGGTATAGGCCATTGGACTGCAAGTAATTGCGAATTAGTATTAGCAGGATTAAAAAAAGGAGGTAAGTTAGATAGAAAAAGTAAAAGTATAAGCCAAATAATAATGTCACCAAGAGGGGAACATAGTAAAAAACCATCAATTATTAGAAATAATATTGTTAAATTGTGTGGCGACCTACCACGAATAGAACTTTTTGCCCGACCACCTAAAGACAGGTTATTTGAAGATGAAAGTTATAAGGGTTGGGATGTGTGGGGGAATGAATGTTAAAAATTTTTGACAAAAAGAAATAAATAAGATAATATGATAGCAATCAGGGAAGGGGAAAAAGGAATGAAGACAATTTATCAAATTAAAAAAATATCGGGATTAAAAGAGCTGTCAAAGCTGGTTTCCTTCCATTTCTCATTCCTACCAGTTAAGGCAGCTTTTTTAATCCCTTAGTTTTAAGAGAGGAGGGATGCGATGATTAAGGTTATAAAAGATGATATAATATCAGCAGGGATAGATAAAAGAGTGAAGGGAATCCTGGAACCAAAAATAGGAGAGAATGCCTACAATATAACCAGAAGCCTGCTGGTAGGATATACAAAGGTACTTTTAAAATGGGCTCAAAGGAATGAATTTAAAATAGAATAAGAGGGATTATAAAGGAATGCCATGAGTAAAAAACGATACATAGATACTAAATTTTGGGATGACAATTATATAATAAATAAAGATACGATAGAAAAACTTCTATTCATATATCTATTAACAAATACACTTACAAATATTATAGGTATTTATGAAATATCTTTAAAACGGATTGCTTTTGATACCGGGTTAGACAGCGAAATGGTAAAAAAGATATTAGAAAGATTTGAAGCAGATGATAAAATAAAATATGAGAATAATTGGATAGCTATAAAGAATTTTACAAAGCATCAATTAAATAATCCTAAAATTAATACTGGTATGGAATCACTACTGAAAGAAGTGCCGGAACATTTAATCGAATGGGTAAATATAGACTATGATAGACTATCGCATCTTAATACTAATACTAATTTAAATATTAATTTAAATCTAATTGCAGATAGCAAGAGTGATGATTTTAAAAAAACCTGGAAAGATTTCATAGAAATGAGAAATAAAATTAGGAAACCGATGACAGTAAGAGCAGGAGAAATGATTATTAATGAATTAAATAAAATGAGTAATAATGAAGATGAGCAAATCTCAATCCTTAACCAAAGCATTATGAATAGCTGGCAAGGAGTATTCCCTATAAAAAACAAAACCACCACAACACCTATTAAACGTAATACCGAAGAAGAGATATTAAAAGCGATAGGAGGAATTTAAGATGAATAAAAAAAATAACACTATATACTATTACAGATGACAAACCATCCAAATTGTCAATTGAGCAGAGAATAAAAAGATTAGAGAAAATAGTGGCTAAATTGATAATAGAAAAACATTATAAAGAGTTAATTAAAAATGGGGTTATTAAATAAAAACAACTGGAGAAGACCATGAATAAGAAAAATTTCTCTCTTATGATAAAGACATTTTCTGAAGTATTCGAGAAGAATCTAAATCCTTATGTTATAGGAATTTACTTTGATACATTCCAGGAGATACCAGATGATCAAGTACAAGCCATTACAAAATCATGCCTGCGTAAGTGTAAATACTTCCCCAGGCCTGCCGATGTGTTTGAGCAGTTAAGTGAAATACCGGAGAAGTATACCATGAAGCAAGAGCAGAAATTAACCAAAAAAGAGATTGAGAAAAACAAAGCAGAGGCGAAAGCGATAGCGGATAAGTTAAAAGGTAAATTTGATATACCGGAAGAAGATACAAAATGAAAGACGGATATAATCCATATAGTAATGCCAGAGGAGGGAAGAGAGAAGATATCGGGATATATGTTCGGTCCAGGATGGAAGCGAATTATTTAAGATACTTAAACTTTATAAAAATAAAATGGGAATATGAACCTAAAATATTTTATTTTGAAGGAGTGAAGAGGGGAACGTTATCCTACACACCAGACATATATTTGCCGGAAGAAGATAAATGGATTGAGATAAAAGGATGGTTTACAAAAAGGGCAAAAACATCACTCAAAAGATTTAAAAAGCAATATCCAGATGAATTTAAAAAATTAATAATTGTTATTTATGATCCTTTCGGGCGTACAAAAGGGGATGGAGAAGCGATGGGATACCTGAAAGAAATTGGGATAGGATTGGATAATATTGAAAGTTATAAAGAAATAAAAAATAAATTATCAAAATTAATTCCTAATTGGGAATAAAAGGGGGATATATAGGATATGAAAAATAAGAACAAAAGGAAAAGGGATACATTTGATAAGAGGGTAAAATTAAAAATAAAGGAGTTTAAAAAAGAAAAGGAAAACGAAATTAATAAAAAGGATGGAAAGAAGAAGAAACCTTATGAATTAATAGAAGAGGATTTATTTTAATTTGAATTCAAAGGGGAATTGGGTAAATCACCAAAAACATGTATAGAGGTACAGGAAATAAAATAAAGGAGGAATATAATGGCAAAAATATTAATGAAAGATTTAGTAGAGGATACAATAACAGGATTCAAGGGAACGGTTATAGGAATGGCTCAATATTTGAATGGCTGTTCCAGATGTGAAGTTAAACCGAAAGGGCTAAAAGATGGAAAAACTATTGAAAGCGAATGGATAGATGAAGGACAGCTTGAAGTGATAGCAAGGGAGAGAAATGGGGTACAGGAATTTATACCGACTGGCGGGCCAATAGAAAGGCCAAAAGGATTTAATAATCCAAAATAAAATAAGGGAGCAAAACCATATAGCGGGGATTAGTTGGTAGCTCTGTCTAATTCCCGCAGCTCCCGAAAAAAAGAGGGAATAATGACGAAAGGGATATATAAACGTAGAAGCCCAATACAAGAGAAATTGGCAAGAATAAAAGATGTTGTTTTAAAAGACGCTTCTTATGAGTCACTTCTTAAATATTACAATAACAGCGGAATAAAGAAAAAGAGAAAATATATAGAATATAAATCCGGATATACAAGGGGTAATTATAAGAGTCAAAAGAAGAGCCAGATAGAAGATATTAGGAATTATATTAAAGAAAATAATATTACCAAAGAAGAGGTTATATCAGCTCTTTGTATAAAGGACTAAAAGGAAGGAGGAATAAGGTGAAAACTGCAGAAGCGACATTTTTTGTTAAAGCAAAATATGACCTGGAATATTGGCAAGAAAATAATGCAGATAGAAATAAGTCAAGGGAAGTTATCGAACTCCTTGAACAAGGCGAGGCGTATCGGCAATTAGTGAAAGAATTAAAAGAATTTTACGGAAACGGTATTGTAGAAAATGAATGCGGGTTAGGTGTGAAACTTTTTAATCTTATTGAAATACTGGAAGGTAAATACTTCCCGAAGGAGGCGAAGTGATGAAAATTAAAAAAGCAATTAAAAATATAGAAGATACTTATAACTGCCATTCCAATGATAGAGCTTGCAATAATAAAGAAAGAATGAAAATAGAAAAGGAAAAGAATGAGATAATCGAATTGCTCCAGGGAATAGGGGATTATCCGGAGATAGAAAAAATATTTATAGATTTTGATGTTCGTATCCATAAAATGAGGGATGGCGAAGAAATAGGGAAGGCATACCCATTATATGCAAAATATTATGATGGATACAAAGAATGTTATAATGATATAAGGGACCGGATAAGAGAATTGATAAGAAATGGGGAAAGTATGGAAGAGGCGAGGGGAAAAAGAGAAGAGCAAAAAGCAATAGAAGCATTGAAAAAAATAAAGCATTCAGAAGATGGTATAAATGAAAGAGGTAAAGATGAAGGAAGAAAAAAATTAATTGATAAGGTAGTGAAAGATAATGGCAGGAAATAATAAAGTAGATAGTGTAGAAAAAGATAAAAGAGTATATCAGGTAGCCTTGATGTTAAGAAGGAAACCAATACCTTTTATAGTGGATTATATTAAACGTGAGTGGGGTCTGGAAAGAACGCAAGCCTATAACTATATTAAAGAAGCAAAGAATGAGTGGAAAAAATATCTCACTAATGTTAAGAGATGGGGAATGGGTTATTACATCTCTCAATTAAGGGATTTAAAAGACCAAGCATATAGCCGAAAAGTTATCATGGGCAGGGGCGACAATAAGGATACTGTAACTATTGCTGATTTAAATTTAGTCTTTGAGATAACCAAAGAAGAAGCTAAACTAATGGGAATTTACCCTGCTGATAAATCAGAAATAGACGTAACACACAAAGGGTTGGATTATGAAGAGTATAAACGTATTAAAGGAATGACAAAAGATGAAAGAGCAGCTTTTATCAGTGAACTCCGAGAAATTATCAGATGCGGAAGTAATGGAAACATTAGAGCAGGCAAGGGAAGCGATAAGAAAGGACCCATGGCTATTAAGGAAGATAATATTCCCAAACTATGAATTTAAATGGTTTCATGAAGATTGGTTCAGGATGGAACAGGAGAATAACGATGATTTATGCCTGGGGCCAAGGGGATATGCAAAGTCAACCGTTAGAGTGGTTATTTTTACCATAGCCAGCCTGATAAAAGATCCGAATGACTCGATATTAATAACATCAGATACCGGATTTCAATGCGTAAAATTCATGAGCGTCATTAAATCGACCCTTGAAAATAACATGGAATTGAGGACCTTATTCCCGCATCTCACTCCCGGAGAGAAGAAATGGACAGAGAAGGAACTGACCATAATAGGCATGACAGAATATGCCAGAATGGAAGCAAGCGTAACAGCCTTAAGTTACGGAGGCGGTTTAACTGGGTTGCATTTTAAAAAGATTATTGTAGATGATGTAGTAGACTTAGAAAATAGTAGAACCCACCTACAGAGAGAAAAATTATTAGATTGGATAGGAAACGTTTTAAGGCCTATGTTAAAGAAGGGAGGAGAAATCCACTGGAACGGAACTCGTTATCATCCACAGGATTTATATAGTAAGCAATTAAATGCAGGGTTTAAGACGAATGAGAACAGCCACAAAGCGATCATAGACTATGATAAGAAAACAACCTTATGGCCGGAGATGAAAACCTTTGATGAATTGATAGCAATAAAGTCAAAACCAGAAGTAGGCTCAATGAGATTCGATGCACAATACCAGAATGATACAGAACTTATGGCAGCAGGGAAAATCTTTAAAAGGGAATATTTTCAATACTTCCAGCTTACACCGACAGGGGATTATGTGACCAGTACCGGAAGAAGATTTAATATAACGGACCTGCAGATGTTCCAGACAGCGGACCTGGCAGTAAGTAAGAAACAGACAGCGGATTTCTTTGCGATATTAACTTTTGGAATAGATAAGGAAGGGAACTTTTATATATTTGATGTATACCGGGCCAGACTATCATATGGAGAACAAGAGGCATTCTTAATAAATAATTTCTTAAGATGGAAGGCCTTGAGGATCGGGATAGAATCCACTCAATACCAGGTAATGCTACAGCAGCAGGTAGACAAGAGGACTAATGTATTTGCCAGAGCAATATACCCTCATCTGGATAAGGTGACCAGAAGCATACCTATGCAGACAAAATATGAGAATTATAAAGTATTCCATTTTCAAGGGATACCGATATTAAGCGACTTTGAAGATGAACTAACCATGTTTAACGAAGGGGAGCATGACGACATGGTAGACTGCGTGACCTGCATGCCGGACATTACCGTAGCACAAAAAACAAAGATATACGTGAATCGATAGGAGTAATAAAATGTTTTTATCGAGAAAAGTAGAGGAGCAGATTAAAAAGTTAATAGTGGAAGGATATGGGAAAGAAGATATCATAGAAAAGATAACCAGAGATTATGGACCACTTCAAGGATTATCTTTTTTTTATGATTGCTGTTATAATACTATATGTAGGGAAATGGGGATAAACCGGAAAAAAGGGGAGGAGCTTAAACCAACGAAGACCATGATATATCTCAAAAGGAAGGAGAAATGATATGCCTATCGATTATTCTAAATACCCGGATGACTGGCCAGAGATAAGACAAGCGATCCTGGAAAGAGCAGAAAATAAATGCGAATTATGCGGAGCGGAAAACTACAAGCCACATCCGGTAACCGGGAGCAAAGTTATACTTACAGTACATCACATAGACCATGACATAACCAACAACAGGCCATACAACCTGATGGCAGCCTGTCAAAAGTGTCATTTAAGATTAGACTTACCAGGGAAGATAAAGAGAAGGAAACAAAAGGTAGAGGAGCAAGCCAAAGCGAAAACAGAGCCAACACCGGAGCAGCAAGCGGAATATCTCCAAACGAAATCAATAAAAAGATTTGGAGAGGAATTGGCAGCAAAAATAGAAAGTTATTTATTAACCAATGAAGGCATAAATAGTAACGAGATAGAAATAAATGTAGAGATAATAAGAAACAGCGAAACACCGTATGAATTAAAAGCTATAGCTACGATATATAAAAAGAAAGAAGAAACAATAAGGGGAGGGAAATAAGATGTGTTTTTTTAAAGACAAATGGCCGAAAAAGGCAATAACAGAAGAGGAGCAAAAACAAGAGCAGGAATATATCAAAGCGACAGCAGGGATTAAGAATATAGGTAATTTAATAGAATTTATAAAGCCTTTTAAATATGTGAGCGATATAAAAGACAATTGGCAGCCACCATACAAAACCTACCACCTAAAAACCTACGATTGTGAAGACATGGCAATTATGATTCAGGAAATACTTCATCGATGTTTGGGGATAGAGAATCCATGGTTTGTTATTTACAGCGGATACTACATTAAAGAAGGGAAGCGAACCTATGGCTGCCATGCAGTATGTATATTTGAGAATTCAATGCAAATGAGCTATTATGAATTTACCAACAAAACCTACCGGGAAGCCTACAATCCAATGGAAAACAATATTATGCTTTACGGTTACAGGCATTATCCCGAGGGCCTGAAATCTTACGAGAGAAGAAACACCCAGGGAAAGATTGTAGATGAGAAGAGAGCATGGATAGGATATATAAAATAAGAGAGGGAAGGAATGAAATGGAATATAACCGGATAATTCAAGGGGATAGCCTAACAGTATTAAAGACCTTACCAGGAGAATCAGTAAATTGCTTTTGACATATCCCCAATATGGTGGTATAATATTATTATGAAAACAAGAGATAAAAATGGTAGATTTATAAAAGGTATTCATTCATCTCAAAAAACAGAATTTAAAGAAGGACACCATTGGAGAAAACCAAAACCATATTGGAGCAAAGAATGGCTTTGGAAGGAATACCGGGAAAATGAAAAGTCTGCTAACCAAATAGCAAAAGAACAAGGATGTAAAGAAAATAATATCCTTTCTTTCCTTAAAAAATTAGGCATTCCAAGATGGACAATAGAAGAAATTAGGGCAAGAAAAAAATGGGGTTTAAAAGGAAAACAAAATGGTATGTATGGAAGGACAGGGGAATCAAATCCTAATTGGAATGGTGGATGTTCTCCCGAAAGACAAACAATATATGCTCGTAGTGTTTGGAAGGAATTAGCAAATTCAATTCTAAAAAGAGATAATTATACCTGTCAAGATTGTGGAGTTTCTCATAATAAAGATAATAAATTAATAGTTCATCATATTAAGGAATGGTCGAGATATCCTGAACTAAGATTTGAACCTGATAATTTAATTACTTTATGTGTTACTTGTCATAAAAAAAGACACAAAGGGGGTGATGCCAAATGTCTCAACAAGAGTGGGTTAATAAAATAATACAAGGTGATTCATTAACAATTTTAAAAACGATACCAGATGAATCAGTTAATTGTGTGGTTACCAGCCCTCCTTACT